TGTATCAACTGTTTTAATATCTGCAATGATGTTATAAATCAAGACTTGACGTTTTACCTTAGCTGGAGGCGTGATCCAAATCGGCATAGTAAACTTCCAGCTGGTTATGTCAATAGCATCATCGGCGCCGCGAGGTATACTTCGTGAACTATAATTTAAGGAATTGAGTTCCACGTAGGTATTGGCAGTCCAGTCGAATACGTTGCTACTGCTTCTGATGTTAACGCTGGGGTTAAACATAATTGCAAGCTGCTCGATAAGCTGGAATCGTTGGTCAGTGTTGCTCGTCCATACATCGACACTAAATTTCAAGTCATACGGCACAGGCATATGACGTTCAACTGTATATGTGTCGCCTACGCCATCAGTGTACTGATTAGTCTCTTTATCATACTTACGTTCGTATACTTGTACCTTATCTTGATATGTAGGATTAGCTCGACGTGCCGGTGCCATATCCATCCCTTCGATATAGCAGCTAATCATAGGGACACCATTGACAGTGTTCTCGCTATTGTTGCGCATAATATGCGCTACCATTCTACTGGCATCACCATAACGTGCAGGCACTCGTTGGAATGTATCTATCCCATTTTTGTCTTTGCCTACAAATACGTTGAACCCACTAAACAGTCTGATGAACTGTTCGATGTGGCGTCGTATTTGTTGGTCGTAAAAGAAATCGCTCATAATTATTTGTCCGTCTTAGGTTTAATCACCTTACTTAATGCTTGGCGTTCTGCAAATTCCTTGCCGCCGACAACAGTGGTATTGGCATTACTCAGGAATGTTGCACCGTTAGCAGTTTTGTCGATCCACGTATTACCGTCGACATTGTCGTATAGTCTGTGCCAGCGACGATCTCTGAATTCAAATAATCTATTTGGCTTAAAGTCAGTGCGGATAAACTTATCGTTTTGATGCGGTCCACCAGGAAAAGTATCACCTTGTTCGATAGTTGCACCGTAATCAAATGTAAATGTATTCGGCTCGTAGTTAGCAAGATGCCCGACATCCGGTTCAGTAGTCGGCACCGCAGCTTCTGCAATAGCAACTATAGAATCAGTAATGCCTAATGCCTGGGTAAAGGTACTTTGCGCTTCTCGGATAGTTGACCCATCCTCATTTAACTGTTCCATAATCTGTTTGAACTCTTGGCTATCTTCTAACGGTGTGCACTTGACACGCCACAGATGTGGATACCATAAGGCACTATATCCTTCGGCAGATTTGCTTGCATCCTGTACTACATAAAATTTTCTGCTTGGCGCCTTGTTTTGATCCAACCCGAGATCATCTCTCATATGTTGAAGTTCGAGTACATCGCCACTCATTAATCTACGTCCTAAACGTTCAGCCATATCATTCATATGGAACGTGATGTATACTGTATCAGTCTGCAAAAACAGTCCAAATTGGCTTAAATCAAAATCGTGATCGCCTAATGTATAGTGCCCACGCAGTTCGTATACATCCGGTTCGTAATTTCTGTCACGATTTTCCATCAAGACAACGTCTTGTATCTGTAATTCTCCCAGAACGTCGGGGTCAGCAAGTCCTGCTTCAGTGACTGGCCCAGCATATTTGTGAACAAAGATGCCCGTGCCGCCAACTTCGAATTGTTCTTTGACTATTCTATCAACGAAGTAATAGTCTTTGCTTTTATAATTCTTCCATAACGACAATCGCGCCATATGTAATCCTTTGTTATACTTGTATTTATTGTATTCGGAAGAGTAAATACAAAAGCACTGGAACTATATTTTGAATTTTTATAAAATTTCCCTACCTGACTGGGACTATCCGATTCGGGACGATATTGTAATAGCCGATTATTTCGGAATTACACCGGGGTTAACACGTTATCCAACCGATATACTATCCCCGGCACTCCTCGACGATATCTGCCGCCGCGGCTTGCACATTAAAGAAGTACAAGTATTCATCAGTCCGGGTCCACATACGATGATAATCCACATAGATGGTACCGTTGTTAATAATAATCATTGCGCGGTTAATTGGATAGTGTCGCCATCACCCGCCTGGAGTATGTCTTGGTATGAATATAATGGGCCAGAAGTTTCGAATAAAGCAAATACAGCAGGCACAACATATTTGGAATTGGCGCCGGCAGACTGTACTGCGATCGAAACCCAATATTGGACAGGCCCAGCTTTAGTGAATGTAGGCATACCTCATCGGATAGTAAATTTAAGTCAGACATTGCGATATTGTGTTAGTTTAAGATTTATGAACGGAGACGGCACTGACCACTTTGATGTAGTCAAAGCAGCGTTGATTTGACAGTAAATTGGATTGAGCATATAATATACACATAGACAGCAACAAACGGAGCTTAAAATGCAATTGAATACAGGCGATACAGTGCAGTGGACTTCAGCAGCAGGTGTTAAACAAGGTGTAATTGAAAAGTTTTACTTGGGTTTGGCTGCTGATAACAAGATGCACCCCTGGATTTGCGTTGAATTCGACATTACAAAAGACGGTTCCGTTAAAGGTACAGCAACATTCGAAGCAAGCCACGGCAATCTCATTATGATGCGAGTGGTCAAGATTTGACACTAATTTGAATTGGTGCTATAATACGTACTATTGTGTAGAAAAGGTAACAAATGGCAACTCGTAAAACTATAGCAGATCGCGGTGACCGCGCACAACTTATTAATCGTGGCGCAGATTCCAAGTATGTGGGCGACGAGCCCCAATGGGATAAAGACAAGACCTACGGTCGAATCGATATTATGCGGGCACTCAACTGGTACAATTATTTGTACAATGCAGATGACGCAAAGAATTTTATGGTTCAAATGCTTAACTCTATGCCCAAACGCAAAGAGCTTGCCAAGAAACTAAAGACACAAAAGAAGTTGCCAATTGCAACAACGTATGGCTGGTTGTCTCGGGCAGTGTTCGTTGGCTACCCTGCAACGTTCACAGAGCAAAAGCGGTTGGCAAAAGCAATCCGAGAAGTAGAAACATTCCTTAACGCACAAAAAGAAGAAGTCGTTGTAGTAAAAGCTACGGGCCCTGAAGTGTACAAGCCTACCATTCAAGACTATTTGCGTGAAAAGACATCTGAGACTATCGGCGAATTAGAAGGCCGTGTTGATGACTTTATGGCAAGTTCGGATAATAAGGCTAATGCGTTCGCATTACTTAAAGAACGTAACACACCTCAAGCGCAGACAGGCAAGATTATCGAATGGGCCAATCACCGTGTTGCAGAGTTTAAAGAAGTGCAAGAAGGCAAAGATAAAGAATTAGTCGAAGCATACAGTAACTTTACTAAAACTAAAGTTAAGGCAATTATCAAGTTCTTCGAAAGTGTTGTTGCTGATTGCGAAAGCTATGTGACAACAAAGAAAGCAGTTAAGAAGCCACGTATTGCTAAAGCAAAGAGTGCTGATAAGATTGTAGCTAAAGTGAAATATCTTAAATCAGATACAACATTGAAGGTTACAAGTATTAATCCGCAGATGATCCTGGGCGCCAGCGAAGTGTGGGTATTCAATATTAAGACTCGCAAGTTGGGTCGATATGTTGCAGACAGCACAACAGGCCCGCTGGGTATCAAAGGCACAAGTATTACGTGCTTCGACGAAGCGAATAGTATTGCTAAGACTTTGCGTAAGCCTGCCGAGAAGCTGAAAGAGCTGCTGGATGCCGGAAAGATTCAGATCAAGAAGTTTATGGCAGGTATTAGTGCAGTTGATATTAAGCTAACTGGTCGATTGAACGAAGACACCCTGATTGTGAAAGTGATTAAGTAATCTTAGTATAAATATGTATATAAGGATATACATATGGCAGCTAAAGACGATTTAATTAAAGAACTTGAACGACAACTTGGTGGTAGTATGGTCGATGTTGAACTCGACCCAGAGGATTACCATTTAGCAATTGACCGAGCATTACAAAAGTTTCGCCAACGCAGCACACGAAGCGTCGAAGAAGCGTTTGTAGTGTTAGATCTAATTGAAGGTGTCACAGACTACACTCTTCCGAAAGAAGTGCAAGAAGTAAAGGTTATCTATCGTCGAGTAGCAGGCGGTATTGCAAGTGCAGGCCAAGACATTGAACCGTTCGAAGCAGGTTTCTTGAATACATACTTGCTGCAAAGTTACAAGATGGGCGGCTTACTTACATTTGAATTGTACAGCGATTATAGAAAGCTAATCGGTATGATGTTCGGTGCACACGTTATCTTTACGTGGTTGCCACATAGCCATAAGCTAACTATACATAGGAACATTCGCGCAGGCGACAGCACTATTTTGCACGTATATATGGTTCGTCCGGACAACAGCATTATCGAGGACACTTACGCAGGTCCGTGGATTCGTAGCTATGCATTGGCAATGTCCAAGATGATGTTAGGACAAGGTCGTAGCAAGTTTAGTCAGATTGCAGGACCATCAGGCGGCGCACAGCTAAACGGCGCAAACTTAATACAAGAAGCGCAAGGCGAATTAGAAAAGTTAGAAGAAGAATTGAAAAACTATACCGAAGGTGGCCAAGGCTATACTTTCGTAATTGGTTAAATTGTAGTTGCGTTATCCAGAAGCAATGTGCTATTATAGTACATTGCTTTTTTTATGGTAGAAATATGAATATATATGTAGACGTTGATGATGTTGTTGCAGACTGGATGCAGACAGCAAGAGAGTTTCTCAAAACAGATTGGGACTATGCGAACGGAGAACGCCTTCCCAAGGAAGTATACGCTAAGTTAAAATCCCAAAGTAGATTTTAC